AGCATGAGTTGACCTACTCAAATATTAAACGTAAAGTTAGTCAACTTTTTGGATGGAAAATGAATACTACAAGTCTAAGTCGAAACATGAATTATCTTACAAAAGGTGTTAAGCGGTTATGGGATACAAGTTATGAACACCCTAAAGGTACTGGTGCTCGATTTAATTTAATACGCTTAGTTAAAAATGAACATGATGGGAGAAGTAACACCATTAAGTTTACACAAAATGGCATGAGATTGCGAAGAATATTTTTAGAAACTATTGAATCTAAGGAGGAAAAATGAAAAATGCAAAAAGAATATTAGAAAAATTTTGTGATGTTTGGAAACAGGATATTTACGAAAGCAACAAATCAATTTGGACCCAAAAAGATGATAATGATGTTAATGAGATAATAAAAGTTTTAGACAAAGAATTATTAAATCAACAAGCGAGTGAGCAGACGGGATAATATGAAAGTTTTGGGGAACAGGGAGTTATCCCGAACCCCACTAGCAAAAATAGGGAGTTATTCCAAATTTGCTAGTAATTACGGCTTGGGTAATGCCGAAGGACTATTACACCATGAAATATTTCATGGAACCAAGAGTCCTAAACTACCCACTTACTGAGGTTCGGATTAGGACAGCGACTAATCCGGCATAAAAGCATGAGTAATAAGCCGTAGCCCTCTTTTAGCTAAGGTAAGGTGATAGCTCGTAGCTCATGCCCAAGTAAGTTGGTCAAGCCATAAAGGCTAATTGAGTAAGTTTGAACAAACTGAACATTTTGGCGTGGGAGATATCCCTATGGCTTGACCTTTTATTACACACTTATAACGTCTTTAATGAATTTCAAAAAACAATTATCAATAATTGAAAGTATAATTTCAGGTGATGAGATTGATATTAGGATGGATTGCCCGTTCTGTAATAATCAAAATACGCTAACAATAAAAAAAAGTCAAAGTAAGCTTATGTGGTATTGCTTTCATGCCTCCTGTAATGCAAGAGGGACCACACAAAAAGAAATGACTATAAAAGATGTTGAATCACAACTACTATCAGAAAATACAGAAAATAAAAAGAGATTTAAAATTCCAGAGCATTTTGTTACTGTGTTGTCAACGGAAAAATGCCTTGAATACATGAAAAAAAATAATTGCATGAAGGCCTACAATAGAGGCTTTGTTGATATGAAATATGACGTAAAACAACACAGGATTGTATTTTTAATAAAAAAAAGAAAGGAAATTATCGGGGCCGTTGGGAGAGGGCTAAATTCTGAGGTCTACCCCAAATGGTTTATGTACGGAGAAAAAAGCTATCCCTTTATGTGTGGCAATGATGATACCGGAGTGCTTGTTGAGGATTGTGCTAGTGCTTGTGCTGTATCTCACTTATATTGTGGTATTGCCTTAATGGGTACGAGTTTACCGGAGAGCTACATACCGATAATAAAAGAAAGATTTAAAAAAATTATAGTAGCATTGGATAGAGACGCAACAGTTAAGGCTTTTGATATTGCCAATAAATTAAGATATTACATAAATACTGAGGTTAAAATGCTCGATGAGGATTTAAAATATTATAACGAAAAACAGCTAGACGTAATGTTTAAAAAAAAGATAATGGAGTTGCTAGAGAAAAACACCTTGACAAATTTTTAATAAGTGGTAAAAGTAATAATGACCAAAAATAGTACAGAGACTAGAGGCTCTCCTTCCCAATATAGACATTTTCAAAAAAAGAAAAAAGATTGTGTTTTAAAGTCTTGTATAACTTGTAGCAAACATTTTTACTCAGACGGGCCATTCAATCGTATGTGTAATGGGTGTAAAAGAAGACTATAATGGCTAGATATAAACCTTTGCCGGATAATCTTACAATAAAAAAATCTCCCATTGAGGGTCTTGGCCTTTTTGCTACGAAGGATATAGAAATAGGCGAAAATTTAGGAGTTTCCCATATTAAACTTGAAGGAAAACAAACCTTACAAAATTCAGTATATTATAATGACGGAGAAGTTATTAGAACTCCGTTAGGGGGATTTATTAATCATGCTTCAATTCCTAATTGTAAAAAAATTATAGGGTTTGGGACGGATAAATTTAAAACTTTTGAGTTAGTAACCAGAAGACATATCTATAAAGGGGACGAACTTACATTAAAGTATAGTCTTTATAAAATATAAAAGAATGCAACACAAACATTTAATAGTAAAAGCAAAAATAGAAAATCCCCCCCAAAGAAATGATGTGGGAATTATGGAATCATGGCTAATTAGGTTTGTGAAATCTAATGGAATGAAAATTCAAAGGAAACCTATTTTATCTTATGTTTTAGATAGAGGTAATAGGGGATTAACAGGGTGTTGTCTAATAAAAACAAGTCATGTATCATTTCATGTATGGGATGAGCAAGACCCTGCATTGATTCAATTTGATTTTTATACTTGCGGAGAACTTGACGTAAGCAATACTATAGACTGTTTACATAATCAATTTAAATTAATTTCGTGGGAGTATATGATTCTTGATAGAGCCTTAAAAGTAGAGGATTGGACTATTGCAACCTCAACAGAAGATTTATCTCATATATCGTCCACATTACAACCAAAAGAAGAGGTAAAAATGACACAAAATTTAAGCGACCTTCCAGTTTGGGCGAGGCGTAGGCTCATCAATGCTGAGGCAGAAATAAAAAACTTAGAACAAATAGAAAACGACCATCAAAAAGTTAATGGTAGACTGAGACAACTGAATCAAAATCTAGTCAACGTAAATGAGGTATATATAAATAAAATAGTTGAGTTAGAAAGAAAAGTAAAAGATGAGCAAGGCAGTATTAAAGAAAAAAAAGCACAAAGGACGTAGAAAAGTTGGCTCTAAAAAGAGGCGTAATAGAAGACGTATCCGTTTAGGCTTACGAATAAAAAGAAAAGGGAAGAGAAAAAAGAAATGAAATTTAACAACTTTGTATTAACTTTAAGTTTGTTACTAACACTATTGGCGGTTATAGTGCTTTTGCTTACTGGGTGTACTCAAACAAAATATGAAGAAACTAAACAATGGACTTTAGCAAAAAATATTCCTAATTCTGAAATAAACGAAATTCAAGAAAAAACTGATAAACAAAAGGAACGTGAAAATAAAATTGCGTGTATTAAACTTCAACCGGAGTGCAAAAAAAAATGAGACCATTTGAACCAAAAGAAAATAGACGTATGGGCATAACAGAAAGACTTATATTTAAAGGTAATAAACATTATGTTTATTTTGGCTATATATTGGAGGACAATTTCCCAACATTGCGAATAATTAAAATATTTGGTGGTGGGAAAAATGGTACAGATTATTGTGCTTTTATGAATGTTATAGATTTACATATGTCAAAATTATTACAATTTTTTAGACATCCATATGATGCCATAAAGGATATGGCAGATGATGAACCAAGACGTTCTGATAAATCACCTATGACTATTCAAGGGTATATCTGTGATAAAATTATTGAAGACCCCAAAAAATACTATGTTTTTAATACCACACCTAAAATTAAATGATAAAAAAAACATACCGCAGGGGCCCCGCACTCTCTAAATAAAAAAAAGAAGTAATAAAAGTGAATAAAAAATTTGACATTGATTTAAAATATGGCCAAGTTAGAGAAAAACAAGTATCTAACATATTTGCAAATAAAAAAATAGAAATTAAAACAGAGAGAGATTGGTGGGATAAAACTGGTAACATAGCTTTAGAATATGAATGTAATGGAAAACCTAGCGGTATCAGTGCTACAAAATCTGACTATTGGATACATATATTGGCTAAAGGCCAGAAAAATCATTGCATGATTGTTTTTGAGGTATCCAGATTAAAAAAAATTGTAAAAAAATATAAGGATACGCACACACGAATGGTTGGCGATGGCAAGCGCTCTAAATGCGTTATACTGCCAATAAAAAAAATTTTTGAAAAAGCTACAATTGAAATAGTATGATTGAAAAACAGCTTATAAATTTATTGCTAGAAAAAGACTTTTATGAAAAGAATAAAGGTCGTGTTTCTAAAACAATGTTCACTAATGGTACAGGCAATTTATATGATACAATTATAAAAGCGCATGAACAGTCGGATGGAAATTTAAGTATTGATGAGGTTGCAACTTTGCATACCGATGTTTATAACCCTGCGTTGACGAGAGTTGCCAAGGAGAATTTTATTAACTTGCTTGAAGATATAAAAAAAGAAAAACCAAATAAAAAAATTGCTAGTACAATATTAGAATCTTTATATAGACAAAATATAGCAAAAAAAATAGCTGTTATTTCTACTGAACTATATAATAATACACGTGAGAGTGGCTTTAATGATATACAAAATTTAATTGATGAATCAAAAGGTGTCAGTAAGGAAGAGTATGAAAATGTCACTAAAGATATATCTGAATTAATTGAGAATTTAAAAGATAATACAAAATGGAAATTTAATTTAACGGATTTACGCAATCGGGTAAACGGAATTGGCGAGGGTAATTTAATTATTATCTTTGCCAGACCTGAAAGTGGCAAGACTGCATTCTGGGTTAATTTGGTCGCAGGTCAGGACGGTTTTGCCACACAAGGGGCTAAGGTGTGTGCTCTTATCAATGAAGAGCCGGCAATACGGACTCAAATGAGATTAATCAATGCACACACTGGCATGAAATTTAATGAAATAAAAGAAAATCCTGTAAAGGCAGGTGGTATGTGGGAAAAAATAAAAAATAATATTCAAATACTAGATACAGTTGACTGGACATTGGAAAAAATAGATTCATATCTAGCCAAAGAGAAGCCAGATGTGTTGGTAATTGACCAACTGGACAAAGTACATATTGATGGAAAATTTTTGAGAGGTGATGAAAAACTCAGAGCTATTTATACAGGCGCACGTGAAATAGCTAAGAGACGAGACTGCTCTTTAATTGGAATATCGCAAGCCTCTGCTGACGCATCTGGTAAATGGGATATGACTTTTGACATGATGGAAAACAGTAGAACGGGTAAAGCTGCGGAAGCAGATTTAATTATTGGTATAGGGTATAAACCTAATTCGGAGTACAGCAATGAAAGCGACAGGAGTTTATCTATTAGTAAAAACAAAATAACTGGTTGGCATGGTAAAATAATGGTTAAAATTGAACCAGGATTATCTAGGTACAGAGATTGATTACAGTATTTGACATAGAAACATCTTTTCAAAAGGTTGACGGGACAAAAAGGCATGACCCATCTCCTAAGCATCCTAATAATTTTATTGTAAGTATAGGAATGAATGATAAATATTTCTTTTTTAAACACAATGAGTATCACGGTAAACCTTGTGTGGAAGAAGTCCAAAATATATTAGATAAAACTACATTGTTAGTAGGACATAATATAAAATTTGACTTATCTTGGATTTATGAAGCTGGATTCTCATATAAATCAAAAATATATGATACTATGATTGGTGAATATGTCTTAGCAAGAGGTTTGAAAAAAAGTTTAAAACTAAAGGACTGCTGTTATAGACGAAACTTAACAGAAAAATCAACTACAGTTGAATCTTACATGAAAAATGGCACGTCCTTTGAAGAAATCCCAATACAAATTGTTGAGCATTATGGTAGACAGGATGTTAAATCGACAAAAGCTCTATTTTATTCTCAAATGTCAGATTTTAAATTGCCTCGCAACAAGGGATTATTAAAAACTGTTAAGATGATGTGTGAATTTTGTAACACTCTAACTCGCATGGAAAATAATGGAATCCATATAAATTTAAATCAATTAGATAAAGTAGAACAAGAATTTCAAAATGAATATAACAAGTTACGTATAGAAATAGATGAGGTAATACATAATAAAATGGGGGATACAAAGATAAACCCCGCTAGTCCAGAACAGTTATCGTGGCTCATTTATGGGGAAAGGGTTAGAGACAAAAAAGCTTGGGCAAATGAATTTAATATTGGTATTGATAAATATACAAAAAAACCTAAGCGAAGACCTAGAATGAGAAAACTTGAATTTAGAAAAGTATTAACAATGCATTTGGTCCCCATTTATAAAACAAAAGCCTCACAATGTGGGGAATGTAGGGGAAGTGGTTATATTCAAAGATATAAAGTTAATGGAGACCCTTATAAAAATATGTCAAAATGTATTGATTGTAAATCAGAAGGAGTTGTGTATATAAATACAGATAAAAAAGCAGGCTTTAATGCGAAAGCCCAGTTTGTTTCTGATGTTTCCGATGGTGGATTCAAAACAGATAGATTTACACTGGAGCGTGTATCAGCTAATAACGAGGAGTTAAAACAGTTTGTCAAGAAAATAATAAGATATAATGCTTTGGAAACATATCTCTCTACATTTGTTGACGGAATAAAAAAGTATACTAAAAAAAGTGGATTTTTGTATCCTAAATTTATGCAATGTGTTACAGCCACAGGAAGGCTGTCAAGCCGAGACCCAAATTTTCAAAATCAACCTAGAGGTGGAACTTTCCCAATAAGAAAGGTTATTGATTCCAGATTTAAAAATGGAAATGTAGCTGAGGTAGACTTTTCACAATTAGAATTTAGGATAGCAGTGTTTTTGGCACAAGATAAACAGGGCATGGAAGATATAAAGAATGGAATTGATGTTCATAAATATACTGCGGATGTTATCGGGGTATCTCGTCAAGATGCAAAAGGACATACCTTTAAACCTCTTTATGGTGGTATGTCTGGAACCGACAATGAAAAAAAATATTATAATGCGTTTAAGGAAAAATATAAAGAAATAACTGAATGGCATGAAAAATTACAAGATGAGGCGATTACTTATAAAATTATAACATTACCTACAGGTAGAGAATATGCCTTCCCTAAAGCAGAAAGGACACCTTGGGGTGGCTCAAGTTACGCCACACAAATAAAAAATTATCCAGTCCAAGGATTTGCTACTGCTGACATTGTACCATTAGCTTGTATTAATATACAGAAACTATTTGATGACAAAAATCTTAAAAGTATCCTAATTAATACAGTACATGATTCTGTAATAGCTGATGTTCACCCAGATGAAAAGGATATCGTAGTTGAGTTGATGCGTAAAGGCTCACTTCAAGTCATTGATTCTTTGAAAGAAATTTATGGTATAAACTTTAATATACCACTTAATACAGAAATAAAAATGGGAAATAATTGGTTAGACCTAAAATTAATAGCTTGACAGTGCTATTAAAATACCTATAATCTTGAATATAACAATTAACTATGGAGTAAAACTTATGGTAAATGATTTAGTAAGCTTCAAAACCATGTCTAAGGACGATATTATGCGCCTTACTGGTCAAGAAGATGATGCCGGAGGGTCAGGCTCAGTCCTGATACCAAGACTGGCAATAAATAGAGCCGGAGAAGATGATGACGGAAATAAATTGGAATCTGGAACATATACAATTTATGACCCCGAATCTGAAAAGAAGGTTTATAGCAAGAAGGGAGAAGTTGTCAAACTAAGACCTTTTATTAGAGCCTATCAATATATGGACTATAACCAAAAAGAAAATAAATATACTAATAAAACAATTATTTTCAAATCTTGGAAAGATGAAGCATTGGATTCTAACGGTGGAGTTAAATGTGGAAAGATTCCTTTTAAAGAACTAAATAGTGTTTCTAAAGAAGAGGCATTGAGACAAAAAGATATTAAATGCTATACTTTATTGTATGGATTATTAAATATGAATGCCGTTACGGGAGAGGGTGAATCTACTGTTCTAAAAGATTTACCAGTTTTATGGCGAGTTACAGGAACAAATTTTAGACCTGTTAATGAAGTTGTAAAAAGTATAAAAAACCGTAATAAACTAATTCAAAACGTCAATCTTCTTTTAGGTACTAAAAGAAAAAAGACTGGTAATAATGTTTATTATATATCTGACATTGGTATAGACGATGCAGAGGTAGAATTTACCAAAGATAACTTTGAGACAATGCAAATGTTTAGTCAAATCATAAAAGATGAAAATATTGAAGTCATTGAATCTTGGAAATCAGCTCAAGGTAATTCTGAGGGTGGTGAAAACCCAGAAACAATTTCGGGTACTTCTGAAGTAGTTGAAGCTGTTGATACGGCCCCTAAAACTGAGGAAACTCCCGAACAAGTTTTGGCAACTTAATGTCTGCGATACTTTCAAAAGTACAGATGTTCTTGGCAGAGGCTAACAAAGCCTCTGTCGAGGTATCGGACGAGTTGATTGAAGAATTTGGGGAAGCGTGTAAGGAAGCTTTTAAAAAACAATTTACTGATAAAAGAAAAAAAGAATTTTCTTATAGAATGTCTAATATAGGAAGACCTTTATGCCAATTACAAATGGAAAAAAATGGCGTTGAGGGAGAAGTATTAC